CAGATGCATCCGCGCGTCTGGTCGGAGGTGGTGCGGCCGGCGCTCGCCGACCGCCAGGGCTGGGCGCTGTTCATCGGCACGCCGATGGGCCGCAACGGCTTCTGCGATCTCTTCGAAGGTGCGCGCGACGGCTTTCCGGATTCCGACGGCGCGCGGTCGCGCGATCCCGACTGGGCCGCCTTCATGTTCAAGTCGTCGGAGACCGGCATCATCCCGGCGGCGGAGCTCGAAGCCGCGCGCCGCGCGATGACGCCGGACCAGTATGCGCAGGAGTTCGAATGCTCCTTCGACGCCGCGATCCCCGGCGCCTACTACGCGCAGATTCTCGCCGACGCCGAGCGGCTCGGCCGGGTGCGTTCCATTCCCTATGAACCGGCGCTTCCGGTGCACACCGGTTGGGATCTCGGCATCGGCGACGCCACCAGCATCTGGTTCGCCCAGGTCGTGCATGGTGAGCCGCGGCTGATCGACTATTACGAATCCTCCGGCGTCGGACTCGAGCATTATGTGGCCCAGCTCCGCGCCGGCCATCGCGCGCATTGGATCTACGGCCAGCACTTCTTCCCGCATGATCTCCGGGTCAAGGAGCTGGGCTCCGGCCTCTCCCGCGTCGATGTGCTGCGCGGCTTCGGCCTCGCGCCGACCGTGCTGCCGCAATCCGGCGTCGATGACGGCATCAGCCAGGCCCGCTTCGTGCTCCGGAAATGCTGGTTCAACACCGAGCGCTGCGGGATGGGCCTGAAGCTGCTCCGCCAGTACCGGAGCGAATGGGACGATAAGCGGCAGGTGCTGAAGCCCGTCCCGTTGCACGATTTCACCAGCCATTGCGCCGATGCCTTCCGGTATCTCTGCATCGGGCTGGGGCGACATTTGATTGATCGCCAACCTTTGACTGACCCGGCGCTGTCAGGCGCCGCGCGCGACGCGCGCAGGCCGCGATACGCCGCAGGCATGCCGCGAGGCGCAAAGCCGCATGGGTGGTAGTAAAATATCACTATTGTGTGCGTTCTCTTTTTCAGGTATAAGTGTTTTGAGAATGATCAATGGGAGGGAGGACAGACTTATGAGGATGAAATTAGCTGCGCTGTGGCTGGTGTTGTTTTCGAGTTCCGCTTGGGCGGATGCGACGCAGGATGATTGGGACAAACTGGCTCAGCCAACTGTCGATGATTTCGCAATCTGTACGCGCACTGAAGTTGATCGGACGTGGAAGAACTCGGTTCCGGCGACGGAGGTAGCGAAAGCAGCTGTATCGACCTGCGAACAGCGCCTTGAACCACTGCGGGAGATCTTAGCGGGCCAGCCATTCGTGGCGGGAAAACAGGACATCGCGGAGACACTCGACCAGTTGAAGGGTGAAGTCATCGGCGCAGCATCGGCAGATGTCGAGAAGCGACGGAAGAAGGAGTAAGAGCATGGCAACGCGCGATCCCAATGACCGAGGCAGCAAAGACGTTGGGCGACGTGATAGCGGCAAAACCTCTGAAAGCGGAGGGATGAAAGGGCTGGCGAGTGGCCAGGGTGTTAAAGCCTACGACAGCGCAGTCAATCCGGGAAACCAGAACCTAGGTCTCGCCGGCGCAAATTATAGCGGGCCGCGAGGTCGTGGCACCGGCGTAGACTCAAACAATCCCAACAATCGTGCTGCCCAGCACACCGAAAGCGGCACTGGAGCCAAATCTGAGCCGCAAAAGAATCTACCCACCGGCGTCACGCCGTTGACCAAGCCGAAGCCGATGGGCGCGACGCCTTACGTTGAAGGCGCGGACCCGATCGGCATTGGGGCGCGTGTGGTCTTCGGTATCGGCGGGGCCGTGAAGAGCGCGCTGACGCAGGCGCTGACCGGTGAAGATCCCACGCAGTCGATGCTCGGTGAGCATCTCGGCAAGCAGACCGGCTGGTCGGCGGATCCGAGCATGACGCCCGGGCGCGATCGGGCGCAGCGCGGCACGACGAAACGCGAATCCTTCGATCAGACCACGCTCGGATCGTCGGGCAGTTCTTCGGCGGATGAAGCCGCGCGGCCCGCGGCGCGGGACGCCGAGAATTTCTCCGACATTCAGATGGCCGATCGCCGCAAGCCGGGGCTGAAGCAAATGCTGGAGACGATGATTTGAGCGGCCGGCGGATCGGGATGACGGATGCCGAGTTCGATCGCGCGATGACCCCGTTCGCGCGCGAGATCGAGCGCGGCTATCGGGCGACGCTCATGCTCAATCGCCTGGCCGGCGATGAAGCGTTCCGGCAGCGTTATCTCAAGGGCGATGCCGAAGCGGTGGAGCTCTACAACCAGCTGACCGAGCTCAAGGCCGCGGGCACGCAGCCCTATCACGATGCGGTCGGCACAAGGCAGGCGGCGGAGACGCCGGCGGCGAGTGCCGCGGCGCTGACCTTGATCAACGATGCGGATTTCGTCGCCCGCTACATGGCCGGCGAAAGCGAGGCCCGCGCCCAATGGGACGCCGCCTCGGTCGACAACACGACGGTCGCGCAGGCGGCGGAAGGACAAGGCAACGCATGACGGATGCGAAAGCAACACCGGCCTCCCTCGCCGCATTGGCCGAGGCGGCCGGGCGGAAACGTGCGGCCGCGCAAGAGGAATACAGCCGCGCGAGCCTGGCCGCCGCCGAAGGCGATGCCGAGGCGCGCGAGTTCCTGCCGATGCTCGAGCAGGAGATCGCGGCCCTCGATGCCGAGCTGCAGCGCCTCGCCGCGGCAGAGGGTGAAGCGAAAGCCCGCGCCGAGATCGAGGCGGAAGCCGCCGCGGCGCAACGTGCGGCGGATCAGGCCGCCGCGGTCCGTACGCTGGTCGCCGCGCAAGTCGGAAATGTCGAACGCCTCGACCATGCGGTGGCGGAGTTGCGTGCGGCCTTGGTTGCGATGCGCGACGGCAACACGGCACTGGGCGATGCCCTCGGCAGCGCCGCGCATCAGAGCATCCACGACTTCAACCTGAAACTGCCGATCATGATCGACACCGCGCTCGCGATCGGCGGCTTCCAGTTCAAGAGCATGCCCTTCGTCGCCCGCGACGCCGAGGGCCTGCCCGACATCGCGGCCTGTCGCCTGGCGCCGCTCTATCCCGCAGGCTGGCTGCTCCGGGTCGCCGGCGCCGCCTGAAGCCTCCGCTGCGGAGGCCCGCGTAAACACTCACATCGACCATTCTTGAAAGGAGCTCCGGCATGAGCTTTTTCAAACCATCGCCGCCGCCCAAAGTCGAGCCGCCGCCGACCCGCGACACCGCCGCGGACTCGCTGCCGCAACAGGAGGAAGAGGCAAAGCGGCGCCGCGCCGCGCTGCAGGGCATGACCTCGACCATGCTGACCGGCGGCAGCGGCGTCACCACCGAACTCACCGGCGCAAGGACCATGACCAATGGGTGATCCGGAAACCACGCCCGAAGGTGAAGCCGTACCCGAACCCATGCCGGAAATTCCCGGCGCACCGCTCGGCGAGCGCGGGCCGGCGGCGGCCGAACCGCCGATCACCGATCCCGACAACCCCATCCTCCAGGACCGACGGAGACCTCTGCCATGAGCAAGCTCTACATCTCTGAATACGCGCGTGTGACTCAGGCGAGCGGTCCCGGCAATGCCGTGGTCCAGGCGCCCGAAGAGCCGCCGGTCGCGACGCAGGTGGTGGACTTCACCTCCGGTGCGACACCCTCGGCGGCCTTCAACGCCAAGACCCGCTTCGTGCGCCTGCACAGCGATGCGATCTGCTCGCTGCGCTTCGCCGCCAATCCGACCGCGACGGTCAACGATGCGCGGCTCGCCGCCGGACAGACGGAGCTGCGCGGCATTCCCGCCGACGGCTCGGCGGCCAAGGTGTCGGCGATCGCCAACACCTGATCTCAACCACCCTCAAGGATCAGCGCATGATCGGCACCGAAGCCGTCGTCTCGCACAAGTCCGCCGCGCCCGCGATCGCCCCCACGATCACCGGGCATGCGCGGATGGATTCCCGCGACATCGCCGGCGAGATCATCCGCCGGCAGCAGCAGCTGGAATCCGAGCGTACGGTCTATGAATCGCTCTGGCAGGAAATCGCGGATTTCATGCTGCCGCGCGCCGGTGTGTTCACCACCAAGGGCACGCCGCAATTGCGGCCCCAGGTCTTCGACAGCACGGCGGTGCTGGCGCTCGACCGCTTCTCCGCCGCCTTCGAGAGCATGCTGACCCCGCGCTCGCAGACCTGGCACATGCTGAAACCGCTGGACGACGATCTGGCGGAAGACGCCGCGGTCAAGCGCTGGTGCAGCGAGGTGACGCGGCGCCTCTTCGCCTTCCGCTACAGCCCGCGCAGCAACTTCGCCTCGCAGATCCACGAGGTCTACGGCAGCCTCGGCGCCTTCGGCACCGGCGGCATCTTTTCGGAAGAGGCGCCCGGCGCCGGCATCACCTACCGCGCCTGCAATCTCGCCGGCCTGTATGTGGTCGAGGACTTCCAGGGTCGGATTCGCACCGCGCATTACAAGCTGGAGATGACCGCGGAACAGGCGGCGCAGCGCTTCGGCGCCGACCAGCTGCCGGATCAGATTCGCGGCAAGCTCGAGAGCCGTCCCGATGACAAGGCGACTTATCTCCACTGCGTCCGGCCGAACGCGTCCCGCGTCCATGGCCGCAAAGGCCGCAGCGGCATGGCCTATGAATCCTGGTGGGTCTGCCAGGATGCCCGGCAAGTGGTGGGGCAGGGCGGGTTCCGCACCTTCCCCTACGCGGTCTCGCGCTATGTGACCCGGCCGGGTCAGGTCTATGGGGACTCGCCGGGCATGCTGGCGCTCGCCGACACCAAGATGCTGAACATCATGGCCCAGACCATGGTGCAGGAGGCGCAGCTCTCGATCGCGCCGCCGTTGCTGGCGCCGAATGACGGCGTGCTATCGGCCTTGGGCGACGGCGTCTCGTTGCTGCCGGCGGCGATCAACTATGGCGGCGTCGATGACCAGGGCCGGCCGCTGATCCACGCGCTCAACCGCGGCAGCCAGTTCGCCCCGGTCAAGGAGGAGATCGCCGAGCGCCGCCAGTCGGTGAATGCGGCCTTCCTGGTGACTCTGTTCCAGATCCTGGTCGAGACGCCGCAGATGACGGCGACCGAAGCCTTGCTGCGCGCGCAGGAGAAAGGTGCGTTGCTGGCGCCGACCACGGGCCGCCAGCAATCGGAGCTGCTCGGCCCAATCATCGAGCGCGAGATCGACTTGCTCGCGCGTGCCGGCGCATTGCCGCCACCGCCGCCGGTCTTGCTCGAGCGCAACGGCAGCTACAAGCTCGAATATGACTCGCCTTTGACCCGCGCGATGAAGGCGGATCAGGGTGTCGGCCTGCTGCGCACGATCGAGGCACTGGCGCCGCTGGCCGGCGCCGATCCCGCGGTGATGGATGTGTTCAATCCGGATGAGATCGCGCCGGGCCTGGCCGAGATCAACGGCGTGCCGGCGAAGTGGATCCGCTCCAAGGACGAGCTCGATGCCCTGCGCCAGGGCCGCGCCCAGGCGCAGCAGGCGGCCCAGGCCGCGGCCGCGCTGCCGGCGGTCACCGGCGGCATCAAGGACCTGGCGCAAGCCGAGGCCGCGTCGTCGCAGACGCAACCCCAGTAAGGTGCCTCGCATGGGTTTGCTCGATCGGGTTTTGCCGCGCGCCGACTTGGTGCGTGCCTATCAGCAGGTGTTCGGCGGCGGCGGTTTGGCGCGAGAGCATGTGCTCGGCGATCTCGCTGTGTTCTGCGGCGAGCAGCAATCCTCGGTGCGGATCGGCGGCCAGAAGGCGGTCGATCCCTACGCGATGGCCGTCGCCGAAGGACGCCGCGAGGTCTGGCTCCGGATCCGCGCGATGCTGGAAATGGATTCTTCGCAGGCCTGGGCGCTCGCGCAACGCGAACGCATCGAGGCCGCGCAAGCACGACAAGGAGGTCGATGATGGACGGAGAAGTCGAAAGCGGTGGCATTGCAGATGCGGTCGAGGTCACGAGCGGCGCCGAAGCGGCGGGCGGCTGGTACACGGCACTCGACGGCGACACCCAGGGCTGGCTCGAGAACAAGGGCTGGACCGTCGAGGACGGGCTCACGCAGATGGTGCGCGCGCATCGCAGCCTCGAAAGCATGATCGGCCGCGACAAGGTGGTCTGGCCGAAGGACGCGCAGGACAAGACCGCCTGGGCTGAAGTGCATCGCCGCATGGGCGTGCCGGAGCGCTGGGAGGATTACGGGTTGCTGCCGCTCGGTGCCGACGGCAAGCCGGATCAAGCCGCGGATCGCAGCTATGCCGACGGCATGGCGCAGGTCCTGCACAAGCTCGGCATCGGCAAGGAGCAGGCGACGGCTTTGGCGGGCGAGCATGCCAAGCTGCAGGCGGTGCTGACCGCCGCCGACAACGATGCCTTCCAGCGCACGTCCGAGCAGGACTTCGATGCACTCCGCCGCGAATGGGGCGGCGAGGCCGACCATCGCCTGGCGGCGGCACAGCGGGCCGCGCGCGCGTTCGGTTTGGAACCCGCCGCCATGGGCAAGATCGAACGCGCGATCGGTACCCGCGCGATGCTGAGCCTGCTCTCCGAGATCGGCACCGCAATCTCCGAGGACCGCGGCACCGGCACCGGCGGCTTCGGCGCCGGCGGCTGGCTGACGCCGGAAGCCGCCAACGCCCGCCTGGTCGAGCTCCGCGGCGACCAGGACTGGACCCGCCGCTACTTCGCCGGCGACAAGAGCGCGATCGCGGAATACGACCGGCTGATCAGCGCGGTGGCGAGCAGGGGGTAGGATTGGGACTCAACATACCCAGGCAAACCAAGATGCTTTACGATCAAAGGCATGTCGATTCGGCCGCGAAGAGCTTGGCGGACGATAGTGCCGATGTCATTTTCGAGCTTTGCCAAACGTTCTTGGCCGATCAGGACGGCGATATTGTGGTCTTGAGGGCTTACCTTGACGAGTCAGGCACGCACGACGCCTCTCCTGTAGTCGTCTCTGCTGCTTGTTATGCCAAGGCATCGGTCTGGCGCGATTTCACGCGGCTATGGAACCGGCGTAAGGGCTCGATCAAGATCTACCACGCCACTGATGCACAGAACCTGAGGAATGAGTTTGATGGCTGGACTGGCGATCAGGTTGCAGACCTGACCAAGCGCCTGTTTCCAACGGTACCTGAATGCGAAATCCACGCCGTCATCGTCGGCATCGATCTCAGGGCCTTCGACAAAGCATTAAAGGATCACCCCGAACTCCGAGCCATGCTCGGCACCCCGTACTGCGCCTGTCTCCAATGGGTGTTCATGGAGATGAGAGATATGTTCAATCGTCGCGGCGTGTTCGAACCGTTAGCGTTTGTTCATGAAAGGAATGACTTTAAAGTTGAAGCGGAAGCAGCGTTTGAAGCGGTGATGGGGAAAGAAAAGCGTGGTGGTTTCACGCCCACTCTCACCTTCGGCGAGAAGAGCGAGTTTGTTCCACTTCAGGCCGCTGATGCCGTCGCTTACGAGATGAACAGATACCTGCGGCGGGGTCGTCCGGCATGGTCTGAGGCGCGACGGTCCCTTCAGGCGCTAAATCCCAAGATGGAGAACTTCATTTTCCAAGGACTAGACGAAGCGGCAATGCCCGACATGATTGCAAAGCTGAAGCAGATCAGGATTGAGGATTCGTTTTCAAAGTGGGTGGCCTCGCGCCCACAGCGATCTTAGTATTAGGAGAGCGCTGAGCGCTTGGAGAGCCTCATGATCACCGGCACCTGCCACTGCAACGCGGTCAAAGTCACGCTCCCCGAACAGCCGGCCTGGGTGAGCGATTGCAATTGCTCGATCTGCCGGCGCTATGGCGTGCTCTGGTCCTACTTCATCGCCAAGACGGTGAAGACCGAGGCTTCACCCGATGTGCTCGGGCGCTATGCCTGGGGACGCAAGGAACTCAACTTCGTCCATTGCCGGAACTGCGGCTGCCTCATGTGGTGGGAGCGCGCGACGCCGGATCCCGAGAAGAAGATGGGCGTCAACATGCGCATGTTCGATCCCGCCGTGCTCGCCGCGGCGCAGGTCGAGAAGCTCAACGGCGCCGAGGACTGGTAGCTCAGGAGAAGGCTTCGGCCTCCCACGGCGCGATGGTCCGATCGGCCCTTCGGATCAGCGATCGCGCGCCGGCCCGGAGCGCAAAGCCGCTCGCCGCGGGACCGGCGCACCAGAACAGGCCGGCGATATAGGCCATCAGCGGAATGGGCCTTGGATCCGAAGCATCGGGATAGCTGAAGATCGCGATCAGCAGCAGCGCCAGCAGCACGGCAACCACAATCATCTGTGCGCTGAGAATGCCGAGTGCCCGCGACCAGATGTGAAGTCCGCGCGGCGTCTCGCTCCAGCGATGCGCCGCAACGATCAACGCCGCAGCGAGTGCCGCCGGTAGAAGGTCGGTCAAGACGACGGTCCAGAGGAGAAACATCACTTGCTCCGCATTGTCTTGCGGAGATGAGATCGCAGGAACCAGGCCGAACTGAGGCAATCCCGGCGTTTTTCCGGGGCAGCGCCGGCTATCGCTCCGGCAGGAGCGGCGCGGCGCCGAAGAGCTGACTGGCACTCACTCGATGACGATCATCACCTGAATCGTCTGCCCGGCGGAGTCTCCAATCACCAGGGGCGTAGTCCCTTTGGCTGCATCCTTCTCCACCATGATGGTGACGGTGTTGCCCATCAGCACCGGCGCCACGATCGACAGCCCCTTCGGCGCGCTTTCCGTCAGGGACGCGCTATAGGGCGGGCGGCCGTTCTGGATCGTGATGGTCTTGTTGCTGGTGGCCGTGTTCTTGAACGTCTTGGACGTTTCGGCCGGGAGAATCGACAAGGGCGGCGCCAGGTCCTGGGGATTGATCCCGCATCCGGTGAGCGCTCCGATCTTGGTCGTGTCCACTTGATCGACGACCGCCGCAACGCGGCCCGCCGAGACCACGGCCAGGCCGGACAATTCCTCGAGCTCACGCGCAGCGGTGCGAAAGTCGGCGACATCCGGATCCACTGGCGCTGACTGGCTGCTCGGAGATGCTGCTACCAAACCGCCAACTTCGGCCGCCTTTTCGGTTTTCGGTTTCGGCGAAAGAAGATCGGTTGTGTTCCCGAAGCCTTTCGACAATCCGGCCAGTCCGCCGATCACCGATGGCAGGCTCGACAATTCGGGAGAGTTGCCGATCAGCGCCTTGTCGACGGCGTTGACGATCCGGTCGATCGCACTGAACCAATCGGCGCCGGCGCGGTTGGCCACTTTGATGAGGTCGGTGGCCTTGACGCGAACCTGCTCCGCTGACGCGACCGCCTTGGTGGCATCGTCGAGCAGCTTCTTCTCCGGTTCGACCTCCGCCGTCAGTCCCTTTTCTGTAATCCTTCCATAGATGACCTGCATCTGCGCGATCTTGCCTTGCGCTTCGACCAGCGCCGGAGCCAGTGCGGGGATGGGGCTCTCGGCCACGGTCCCGTCGCCCTCACCCGTCTCGGTGAACCCATAGGTGAACTTGTTGACGTTCGGCAGAACATCCGCCGACAAGGAGGTCAGCGGCGTTAGCGCCTGTTCGGTGCAGATGATCGCCATTTGCCCCGCCGCGAAAGCGAACTGGTCGGGCTTGCTGTTTACCCAACTGCCCGCGCCGACGGCCGCGGCGCCGGCGAGCCCCATCCCCAACAGCAATTCCGTGCCGCCGCCGGTTGCGCCGACGCCCAAGGCGGCCGCGCTTAGCGCAATGAGCCCTGCGCCCATCATCGAAGTCATGGCGGCGCGGTCGTCGATCGCGTCCTCATAGGCCTTCTTCTGTTGGTCGGCATAGCGGGCGGCGTTCGGCAAGGTGCGCGCGATGACTGGATCCGTCGCCTCCTCGGGATAGCGTATCTTTTCGGCGACCCGCACATGCGGATTGACCAGACTGCAAGCCGATAAGCTCAAGGCAGTAACGGCTGTGGCCATCAAACGGGCCTTGCTTTTCGACATGCCTGTCCCCCAACGGAGTGCTCGCTCCGCTTTTCCCGAATGCCTGGCGAGTTGCCTGCATCCAAAGCGCCCCCGCGCTTGGTGCTCGACCAGAAAATGCTAACGCCTGCGCGTTATAGTCGTCAAATAGAGTCTGCACGTCGCGCGGGTACACAGCGTGTGTCCGCGTCCCCTGATTGCGGTATCTCGCGTTGAACCTATATGGAGCGGGAATTCGAGACGTTCAGCTTGATGATGGTCAGCCTTCTCCGGTCAACCCCTTCAACCCACGCTTGACGAAAATCCATGCTTACACTATAGTGTGTTTTGTTGGATCGCGGCGGCGGACAAGCTTCTCCTTATAGAGAGCCCCGCGTCTCGCCTGATCCGACCGTCCAGCGGACGAGACCCGCGAGAGCGGCCCCGTGCCGTGCCCGATAAGCCGATCGTCGATCCGACGCGGCCCGGGCATCCAAGCGGACAAGCCATCGACCGTCAGTGCGCCCCACGTCGCGGGCGCGTTCACCGTTGAGGGCCAAGCAAATGTCCGCCAATCTCATCAATCTCCGCACGATTCAGTTTTCCGACAAGTTCGCGCTGCTCTCGCAGCAATTCGGCTCGCGCCTGCAGGGCCTGGTCGGTCAGGGCCAGTACCAGGGCAAGCAGGCTTCGCCCGTCAACCAGGTGGCGCCGACCGCCGCCGTTCCGGTGACCGAACGCTTCACGCCGATCGATCGGCAGGACGCGACCTTCGACCGCCGCTGGGTGTTTCCGCTGCCCTATGAACATGCGCAGCTCGTGGACAAGTTCGACGAGCTGCAGATGCTCGGCGATCCGAAGCCCTCGCTGGTCATGAACGCCGCCAATGCGATGGGCCGCGCGAAAGATGACGTCATCCTCGGCGCTTTCTTCTCGACGGCGAAGACCGGCGAGCTCGCCGCCGGCTCGGTCGCCTTCGGCACCACGCTCACCAGCTCCGGCGGGCAGAACGTCTCGGTGCAGCAAGGCGCCTCGGCCGCGACCAACCTCACCGTCGCCAAGCTGCGCGAGGTGGTGAAGACCTTCCTGCAGAACAACGTCGATCTCGACCGCGAGCAGATCACCGGTGCCCTGAATGCAAAAGCCCATGACTCGCTGCTGGGCGAGATCCAGGTCACCTCGATGGACTACCAGACCAAGCCGGTGCTGGAGGAGGGGCGCATCCGCCGCTTCATGGGCATCAACTTCGTGCTGACCGAGGAAGTCACCGGCATCTGCATCGGCACCGACGATCTCGCCGGCACCAGCACGGGGATTCCGTTCTGGGTCAATTCCGGCATGCATCTTGGCGTCTGGATCGACCAGACCACCAACATCACCCAGCGCACCGATCTCAAGCTCCAGCCCTGGCAGATCTACATGGACATGATGATCGGCGCGACCCGCATCGAAGAGAAGAAGGTCGTGCGCGTCTGGTGCCGTTGATTGGCGCCCGACGCCACGCTTCCCAGTTTTCTTTTTCGTAAGCCCGGTGCCATTCCGGCGAAAGGAGAATCATGCCCATCAACGCCTATAAGACCCTTTCCATCGCCAATCTCGACGCCACGCCGATCCTGCGCGCCAACCCCTGGGTGCATGGCGGCAATTCCAAGCAGTTCGCCGGCACCGTCGAGGCGGTGAACGGCGATTCCATCGGCTCGACCTATCGCTTCTTCCGCGTCGGTTCCTGGATGCGTCCGGTCAGCTTGACGCTGTTCTGCGACGCACTGACCGGCGGCGCCGCGGATCTCGGCCTCTACCGCGCCGCGGCCGACGGCGGTGCGCTGGTCAGCGCTGCGCTGTTTGCTTCCGCGCAGTCGATCGCCAGCGCCAACGCCGCCGGCATCAGCGCGCGTTTCGAAGCCGACGACGTCGCCAATGTCGAGAAGCGGATCTGGGAGCTGCTCGGCCTCACCGCCGATCCCAACCTGGAATACGACGTGGCCCTCACCCTGACCGCGGCGCTCAGCGCCTCGGGCACGCTCGCCCTCCAGGGCGTGTTCTCGTGGTGATGCCATGGCGATCCAGTATCTCGGCATCAACCGCGGCCAGCAGAGCACGGATGTCGCGTCCGGCACATCGACCACCGGCCGGCAGATCGAGCTCGCGGTGAACGACGCTGTCGGCATCACCCGCAAGGAGCTGCTCGACAGCCTCGACAAGCTCCGCGACTTCGTCGTCAACGCGCGGGTCACGCCCTTCGCGCAGTAGCGAGAAACCCCCCAGGCAATCGAACGAGAATTTGAGAAATGGCCTCACAGACCTCGATCTGCAACCGGGCGCTCGAATGCCTGGGGGATGCGCCGATCGTCTCGATCGACGACGACACCAAGCCGGCGAAGGCGTTGCGCCGCGTCTACGACATCACCCGCCGCGCTTTCTTGTGCGATCACCCTTGGCACTTCGCGAAGAAGCGCGCCGCGCTGCCGGCCTCGGCCGCGTCTCCGGTCTGGGGCTTCGCCCGAGGCTATCCGGTGCCGGCGGACTTCCTGCGCCTGCTCGCCGTGCGCAATGGTCCGGAGTTCAGCCTGGAAGCGGATGCGACGGGCTCGCAATGGATCCTGAGCGACGCCGCGGCGCCACTCGACATCCTCTATCTCTACGACGTCACCGATGCCGGCCGTTTGCCGCCGCATGCGGTCGAGGCGCTGGCCCGCTGGCTCGCCTACGACCTGGCCGAGGACCTGACCCAGTCCAACACCAAGAAGCAGGACGCGGCGCAAGCGCTAGCGGTGGCCCTCACCCGCGCGAAACGGATCAACGGCATGCAGAAACAGCCGGACCGCTATCCGGCCTTCTCCTTCCTCCAAGCCCGCGATCAATCGATCCAGTTTCCGATCCTGACCACGGACGCCTGAGCAATGGCCAGAGGTTTGAATGGTTAGGGCTTCCCCCAACTTCAACGCCTTCGATGCCGGTGAGTTCGCGCCGATCACCGAGGGTCGCACCGATCTCTCGCGCTACGGCTTCGCCTGCCGGATCCTGGAGAATTTCCTGCCGCGCGTGATCGGCCCGGCCTCGCGGCGTGCGGGCACCAGCTTCATCGCTTCGGCACGCTATCCCGACCAGGATGCGCTGCTGGTCCGCTTCGAATATTCGACCGAGCAGGCCTATGTGCTGGAGTTCGGCCATCTCTATGTCCGCTTCTACCGCAACGACGGCCCGCTGCTCGAAGCCACGAAGGCCATCACCGGCGCGACCCAGGCCAACCCGGTCGTGCTCACGATCAACGCGCACGGGCTTGCCAACGGCGACGACATCGAGCTCGCCGGCCTCGGCGGGATGACCCAGCTCAACGGCCGGCGCTTCCGCGTCGCCAACGCCGCCGCCAACACGCTCGAGCTCACCGACCAGCACGGGCTTCCCATCAACGGCAGCGGCTATTCCGCCTACACCGCCGGCGGCACCGCGGCACGGGTCTACACCCTGGCCACCACCTATCAGGAAGGCGACCTGGCACAGCTCAAATTCGCGCAAAGCGCCGACATCCTCTACATCGCGCATACCGAATACGTACCGCGGAAACTGCAGAGATATGGCGCCACCAACTGGGTGCTGTCGCAGATCGACTTCCAGGACGGCCCCTATCTCCCGGTCAACAGCGGACAGACCACCCTGACGCCCTCGGCCGCGAGCGGCGCCGGGATCACCATCTCCACGGCCCTTTCGGTCGCGATCACCGGCGCCGCCGGCAACGGTGCGGGTGCGATCCGCATCACTTCCGCCAATCACGGCTGGAAGACCGGCGACAAGATCGACATCACCGGCATCCTCGGCACCACCGAGGCCAACGCCACCTGGACCGTCACCCGCGTCAACGCCAACAGCTACGACCTCAACGGCTCGAGCTTCGCCAATGCCTATTCAAGCGGCGGCGCCGCGAAGCCGCATATCTTCGAGCCGACCGACCTCGGCCGCCTGATCCGCATCCAGCATTCCAGCACTTGGGGCTATGCCAAGATCACCGCCTACACCTCGGCCACGCAGGTCACCGCGGATGTGCTCGGCAATTTCGGCGCCGCCTCCGCATCCAGTGCCTGGCGCCTCGGCCTCTACAGCCAGGGCGGCGGCTATCCCGCCTGCGTCACCTTCTACGAAGGGCGCCTGTTCTGGGGCGGCTGCCCGCTCACCCCCACAAGAGTCGACGGCTCGATGTCGTCCAACTACGAGACCTTCTCGCCGTCATCGACCGCCGCCGTGGTCGCTGACGACAACGCCGTCGCCTATCCGCTGGATTCCGGCGACGTCAACAACGTGCTCTGGATGAAGGACGACGAGAAAGGCCTGCTGGTCGGCACCAAGGGCGGTGAGTGGATGCTGCGCGCCAACACGCTGAACGGCGCGCTGACACCCACCAACGTGAAGGCGACCCGCGCCACCACCTACGGCTCCTACGAGGGCGCGCAGCCGGTGCGCACCGGCAAGGACGTGATCTTCGTCCAGCGCAAGCGCCGCAAGATCCGCAACCTCAACTACACCTACGAGATCGACGGCTTCAACGCCGGCGATCTCACCATCCTCTCCGGCCATATCGGGCGGCTGGAGTTCGGCCAATTGGCCTTCCAGTCGGAGCCGGAGGGTTGGGTCTGGATGACCCGCGGCGACGGCCAGCTCCCGGTTCTCACCTATGACCGCGACGAGCAGAAGATCGGCTGGTCGCGCCAGATCCTCGGCGGCTTCCAGGATGCGGCGCGCCGCCGCCCGCCGATCGTGCGCTCGGTCTGCTCGATCCCGGATCCCAACGACGCCCGCGACGAGGTCTGGCTGATCGTCCAGCGCACGATCGCCGGCCGCACCGAACGCTATGTCGAGCTGTTCGCGCCTGAATGGGAGAACTCCGACGACCAGGAACAGGCCTTCTACGTCGATTCCGGCCTGATCTTCGACGGCCGCCAGGCGCCGACCCTGCAGCCCGGCGCCGGCGCCACCGTGAAAGGGACGGCCGGTGTCGTCTTCACCGCCGGAGCCACGGTGTTCAAGCCCGGCGACGTCGGCCGCGAAATCTCGATGCGCTGGTTCGACTACACCGCCTTGGATCCGGAAGACCCGGCGATCCAGGGCGCCTGGGTCTCGGCCAAGGCGCGGATCACCGGCTTCACCTCCGCCACGCAGGTCACAGCGACGATCCTCACCGCCTGGCCCGGTCTCGATCTTGTCGCCGGCAACGGCTGGCGGCTTTCGGCGAACGCGCTCTCCAACCTCTGGCATCTCGAAGGCGAGACCATCAGCATCAATGCCGAAGGCGCCACCCATCCGGACGTCGTGGTGGTGAACGGCCGCGCGCCCTTGACCCGCGCGGTCGGCTATGCGGTGGCCGGATTGAAATACCATTCGCGGCTCCAGACCATGCGCATCGAGGCCGGCGCCGCCGACGGCACCGCGCAGGCCAAGGTGAAGCGCATCAACGAGGTCACCTTCCGCGTGCTGCAGAGCCTCGGCGGCGAGGCGGGGCCGGATTTCAGCAACATGCAGCCGCTGAAATACCGCACCACCTCGATTCCCTTGGGCGACCCGCCGCCGATCGGCGACGACGACTGCCGCGTGCTCTGGGACAAGGGCTACGAGACCAAGGGCCGCATCGCGCTGCGCCAATCGGCCCCCTTCCC